TCAATAATGATGTGATTTTTAATGACACTACCTCTATTGGTAACATGATGAATATCATTCAGAAAGATTCTACTGTTGGGGCTGTGGGCGCCAGATTACTCTATACTAATACCGATAAGCTCCAGCATGCGGGTGTTGTCTTTGACAAACAGTACAAAACCCCCATGCACTTTCGTAGAGGGCAAGTTTCAGATGAAATAGCGGAGAAGAATAGATTATTTCAGGTAGTTACAGGTGCCGTTTTGATTACCCGCCCTAGTGCCTATCGTGAAGTATGCAAAACCAACAAGTCAGGTTTGCCAGGTATGGATGAGAAATTTCATTGGGCATTTGATGATGTAGATTTATGTCTCTCTATCAACTACAAGCAGAAGAAAAAAATTGTCTACTGTGGCGACACTAATATTTTTCATGAAGAAAGTGCTACCCTTAAAAAACATCCAGCTAACAAACTTTTCCTTAATCACAATCTTTTGTATCTTTTTGAAAAGTGGCAAAAGACGTACACAATAGATGGGGATATATATGCTCACGACACTAGACACAATTTGTATCGTGGGTGAGCATGAGCAAGAAGATTCTCGTTACAGGTTCTTGTGGATTTATTTTAGGAAATTACGTTCGCAAAGCCATCTACAGTCAAAAGAAAGAAGCTGATAGGGATACCTTCATCAGTATCGATAGAGTTACAGCTAACAACTTGAACTCTATGTATTGGAACCAGAACCACAAGTTCTATCCAGCTGATATTCGTGATAATCATGTCATGGATATCATCTTTCAGCGCGAGCAACCCGAGATTGTTATTCATGGTGCTGCCGAAACCTTTGTCGATACATCGCTTAGTGATCCGAATTCTTTTGTTACCTCTAATGTATTGGGAACTCAAGTAGTTATTAATTGCTGTCTTAAACATAATGTTAAGAAATTGGTTTACATCTCTACGGATGAGGTATATGGGCAACTGACCAGCGAGAAAGATATTGCCTGGACCGAGGAGGCGCCGTTAGACCCTAGGAACCCCTATTCAGCTTCTAAAGCGGCTGGGGAGATGCTGGTCAAAGCAGCCAACGCCAGCCATGGGTTAATTTATAACATTACTAGAAGCTCCAACAACTATGGACCCCGCCAGCTCCCCGAGAAGCTGATTCCCAAGGCGATAAAGTGCATCCTGACTGGTCAAAAAATTCCTATTTATGGAGAAGGTAAACAGATTCGAGATTGGACCTACGTAGATGACAATTGTAGCGCCATTTCTACGATAGTGGAGAAGGGCGCTTCCAATGAAACTTATAACATTTCTGCCCATCAGGAGTTCACTAATATTGAAGTCATCCAGGCAGTATGTAATGCTATGAATGAAGGGTATCAACTTATCTCCTTTATCCCAGATCCCCGTCCTGGTCACGATTTTCGCTACGCAGTAGATACTTCTAAGCTACAAGCTTTGGGGTGGAAACCTTCCTATAAGCTTAAGGGCGGGCTGGAGGAGACGGTGAATTGGTATAAGTTGAACCAGTGGTTTTTGAAGTGATATAATAGGACGCAAGGAGAAAGAGAATGCCAGCAACATCAGTAACGGAACAGGGAAAACCAGAAGAAATAGTAGATAACATGCCTAATACAGAAGTTAAAACAGAAGATAAAATGGATGCTAGCAAGTTGGCGGCGCTAAAAGCCAAAAGTGAAACCAAACAACAGGAGAGTAAGATGGCAGCTAAGATCGTATCAAGAAAAGAAAGAAGTATTGCTTTAGGTGTAGTAGGATCGGGTCAAGCCGGCTCTAGATTAGCTGAAGCTTTTTATCAGCTAGGCTACGATACAGTAGCTATCAATACTGCCATGCAAGATTTAAAATTTATTAACATTCCAGATGCCAACAAACTATTGTTAGAGCACGGTTTGGGTGGAGCGGCTAAAGAAATTGAAATTGGTCGTGCGGCAGCCGAATCGCATCGTGGCGAAATTCTTCAAATGCTGAACGATAAGTTAGCTGGTTCCCAGATTAATTTACTCTGCCTTTCTTTAGGGGGCGGTTCGGGAGCAGGTTCTTGTGAAACTTTGGTTGACGTTCTGTCTGGCACAGGTAAGCCACTAGTAGTAATTACTGTGCTCCCGATGGATAATGAAGATGCTCAAACTAAGACTAACGCGTTAGAAACTCTTTCTAAGTTAGCTAGAATGGCTCAAAATAAAAAGATTAATAACCTAATTGTAGTTGATAACGCTAAACTAGAAGTTATCTACCATAACGTTAGTCAAATGGAATTCTTCGGTGTTGCTAACAAGGCAATTGTAGAGCCTATCGATATTTTTAATACGCTCTCTTCCATGCCATCCTCCGTCAAAGGACTTGATCCTATGGAGTGGGGCAAGCTATTCACTGATGGTGAAGGTTTGACGGTTTATGGGGAATTGACTGTGGATAACTTTTCTGAAGACACCGCTATTGCCGAAGCAGTGGTTAACAATTTGAATGGTAATTTGTTAGCTGGTGGTTTTGATCTTAAACAATCGAGATATGTGGGCGTAATTATTGCTGCCAACAAAGAGGTTTGGGCAAAGATTCCAAGCTCTAGTATCACTTATGCTATGGCTATGATCAATGATCAATGTGGTACTCCTAAGGGAGTTTTCAAAGGTATTTACACCGTAGAAACTCCTGACCCTGTTGTCAAAGTATACAGTATGTTCAGCGGTCTCGGTTTGCCAGAGTCCCGCGTCACTCAGCTCAAGAAGGAAGCTCACGAGCACACCACCGCTGTCAAGAACAAGGATGAAGCTCGTAACCTCAATCTACAATTGGAAACGGGCACTAACGAAACGGTTTCTGCGGCACAAAAGATCAAAGATAAGATGGCTGCCAAATCTTCTGCTTTTGGTAAACTGGTTGGAGGGGTGGTAGATAGGCGCAAACAATGAGTAGTCTATACTGGATTTATTGTCTAGAGAATAAAATCGATGAAAAATATAGGAAAAGTAATGAATCAGGACAATAAACATAGAATGGTATCCCTTTTAGGTAGTTGCCTAAATAAACTAGTAACCGTTTATACAGATGCGGGAACCAACTATACTGGTGTGTTGAAAGAGATTAAACCAGAAATTATTGATAACTACATAATATTAAGCACCTGGGATTCTTCTTCTCAAAAAGTAGATGGTTCTAAAATAGTCTCTTTTTACTGTGGCGAAGATGGGCTTAACCTGGAAGTAAGAGAGCTTATTGGAAAGTTTTATGAGAATAGGAGAAAGTCATAATGGAAATTTTAGAATCGGACAAATTCTATGATGTATTGGCTAAATTAGATGGTACGGAAGTTACCGTATACACTACCCACGGGAAAAATTTTAGTGGTCTTTTGCATTTTTCACGCAACAGTTTTGTGGTGGAACTTATTCCGACCGATAAATGGGAATTAAAGCGATATGGCTCTTCTTTTGTTCCAATTGGTGTTGTCTTTGCTGCACGCGAATTAAAACCGTGCAGTTCTGATGAATCTAAAGATGATGGTTGTGATGACTGCGATGAAAGCAAAGGTTAAAGATGGAATCGGATATTCTTAAGAATTTTATCAAACAAGACGTGGAAATATTGGTGGGAGGCGTGTGGATCGAAGGTTATTTGCTCCCTATCGTCAAAAACATCGTGACATTAGTTCCAATTGGATTAGCTAAAGAACATTATGGACCTACCGCTTGCAAAATGGAAGTTATCCAGGCTATTAGGCAGGTGAGAAGACCAGCGCAGACCAATTCCGCCGTTCCCAACGATCCGTCCCCTCCGGCATCAGTTCGTTCCGGTTTTGAAGCAGCTCAACAAGGTCACCCCGGTAACCGATTTGTCCATAAATAAGGAGAAAATGATGAGACAGAATGAACATAGGATGGTATCTCTAATTGGTAACTATTTAAGTAAAAATGTCAGCATAAATATAAGCGGTGGCACCGTGCTTTATGGCAAATTACTGGAAATAAAACCAGAAAAAATTGATAATTATTTAATTCTTGAAACAAGCTTTGGAACAAGATATGTGGATGCATCACGCATAGAATCTTTTGCAATTGATGAACACAAGCCGGAATAATTACACATTATTGTATGTCTCAATGCACAATTTATCTACTTAAAAATACCATTAATTCTAAAGTTTACGTAGGTCAAACTTGGTATACTTTGCCAGAACGATGGAAAGGCGGTGCTGGTTACGTGCACTGTGCATATTTACATAATGCAATCAATAAATATGGTGCTGATAAATTTTGCTACGAAATTTTAGCTACCACCTCTAATCAAGAAAATGCCGATTATCTCGAAGATTATTACATCAATTATTTTGACAGTCGTAACAAGGATAAAGGATATAATATTAGAGAAGGTGGCAGTCGTGGCAAAAATTCTGATGAAACTATAATTAAAATGTCCAAGGCGCAAATGGGTGAGAAAAATGCTATGTTTGGCAAACGTCACTCACCAGATACTAAAAAATTGATGTCGGAAAATAGAGAAGATAGTAGCGGTGAGAAAAATCCTAGAGCGGTTCTCACTGAAAAATTAGTAGAAGAAATTAGAATTGATACCAGATCTGAAAGAGTTATAGCAAAAGAATATGGCGTATCTCGATCTACCATTAACAGTATCAAACGTGGTATAAATTGGAGAAACAATGGCTAATTTAATTAAAGGGATAGATGTCAGTATTATTCAGGGCAATATTGATTGGCAGGCTGTGGTTGCATCTGGTATACAATTTTGTATAATGAGATGTGGGGTCGGCAACGGTGGAATAGATTCTAATTATGCTAAAAATGTTGCTGGGGCTAAGGCAGCAGGAATTAAAGTGGCATGTTATCATTTTATTTATCCTTTACCTACCATACCTTCACAGCCTTTACGCGATCCTATTAAACAGGCTCAATATCATTTTAACGCTTCTTTGGGCGAATTAACTTGTGTGGATTGTGAATGGCCCGCACCACAAGATTGGAGTAAATGGGGCTGTAATTCTGCGCAGCTCAACCAGTGGATGTTAACCTATTTACAAGAATACGAGCGCCTTAGTGGTCGTAAGCCGCTTATTTATACTTATCCAAATTGGGCTGATAATGTTGGTTTTCAAGCAGCATTTTCCCAGTATCCCTTGTGGATTGCCAGTTATCAAGCCAATCCGGACATTCCGCACCCATGGTCCGATTGGGTGCTATGGCAGAACACAGGTGGAGGCGGACATTTACCAACCACAGGTGCACCCGTAGATACTGATTTAGCTAAAGATCTTTCATTATGGGATACAACAGCAGCACCCACTAATGAGCCTATACCAGATCACCAACCTGATCCTCCTATCAATTCAAACCCAGTTCCAGCACCCATCACGCCACCCCCGGCTGTAACGCCAACTTCACCGCCTGTTATTATGGTGCCACCTACTACCAACACCGTGAGTAAGGATTTTAATATTGTGATGGGATTATTTCGTGCCTTATTGAATTTATTTAAAGAAGAGTTGCCCAAGCTATAAACTATTAGAATGTCGAGAAAAAGGTGCCGGTTATATATGAATCAGCATGGCTAAACTCGTCATCAAGGGCAACACCTCACAGATTATGGAAGAGGCGGATGTGGGGCATATTCTTGCTCTAGATAAACATTTGTCTTTTTTCGTTCAGGGCGCGGAGCACACTGCGGCTTATCGCGGTTTCATCAACCGCGATGGTGATTATGTCAAGTGGGATGGTTTTAAGAAATTACTTACACCCACCTTACAGTTAGCTACAGGTTTGGTAGATAGGGTCAAAGATTTCTATCAGGTGGCTGGTAAGCCATTGGAAATTGTGGATCGACGTCCCGCTAAATCAGTAGGAAAAGAGCGACATATTCTGTTTAATTTGCAAAAGATTAACAAACTTCCTTACCCTTACCAATTAGAAATTTTAGATGTCATTGACAAATATGATCGAGGAATTATAAAGGTAGCTACGGGTGGTGGCAAATCTTTGATCGCCGCTCTTATTGCTGCAAAATTAGGTAAAAAGACTATTATTTATGTTATTGGTAAAGATTTATTATACCAGTTTCACGCGTTTTTTTCACAGGTATTCGACGAACCTATCGGTATCATTGGTGATGGTCAGTGCGAGATACATGACATCAATATCGCTAGTATTTGGACAGTGGGTCAAGCCATTGGTATGAAGAAGAATGAGATTCTGTTAGATTCTGACGATGAGGAGGAGACTCTCAGTAAGAACAAATATGCTAATATTGAACGGATGATGAAGGATGCTAAAGTCCATATCATTGACGAATGTCATATGTCAGCCTGCGAAACCGTTCAACAGATTTTCAAGCACTCTAAACCAGAACACCTATACGGCTTGAGTGGTAGTCCGTGGCGTGATGATGGCGCCGATCTATTAATTGAATCAGTGCTGGGTAAATATATTGTCAATATTCCAGCTTCTCGTTTGATTAGGGAGGGATATTTAGCCAAAGCTATTATTCGATTTCGTGTTGTTCCTCCCTACCCATATGATATTGAAAAATCGTATCCTTCTATCTATAAGAAGTATGTGGTAGAAAATGAAGTTCGCAACGGTTTAATTTTGGATGCTGCCAAAACGCTGGTAGGTAAAGGCTATCAAACATTAATCTTGTTCAGTAGTCTTAAACATGGCAGGATTCTATACGATCTGTTTAAGCAACACATGAAGTGTGCTATTCTGGATGGTAGTAACGATAAAGATGAGCGACAGCAAGTTAAAAAGGATTTAGAAGATCGTAAGATCGATTGTATTCTAGCTTCCAAGATTTTTGATATCGGAGTAGATATTCCTAGTTTAGCAGGATTGGTTATCGCTTGTGGTGGCAAGTCTACTGTCAAGGCGTTACAAAGGGTAGGGAGGGTCATCCGTAAATATCCTGGTAAAACATTTGCGGTAGTAATAGATTTCTGTGATCAAATAACCTATCTAGATAATCATTCGCGCATTCGACACAAGATTTATACCTCAGAGGACGGTTTCGACGTCAATTGGCCCATCGAAGAAAAGAAAAAGAGAAAGTCAAAGAAACATGATAAAGAAGAGTGAAGGGGAGCTTAATTCCATCCCTAACGAAAAATACGAGAAGTTCTTTGCTAAATTCGACGAGATCGAAACATTAGAGGTGTCACGATGGAAAATTGCTCACCTCCTCGGCTATTTTTGTCAAAAATGGAAAGCTATCTATGGTAATGATTATCATTGGAAATTCAATAACCAAAACCCTAACAAGTGTTTCGAGGTGTGGCAGATGAACACGCTGGTGGCTAAACTATCAGCCAACCCACAAATCCTTAAAGATTATATTGATTGGGTTTTCGTCAATATCGTTCCCAAGAAGAGCAAACTGCGTTCTATTTCTTTTATGACCAATGATGATGTAGTCATTCCGTACAAGATGAACGTGTTATTAGGGGGTAAGAAGAATCTCAACGTGGATCGTTCTACTCTTTTGCCCTTTGAATATCGTCATATTTTAGGTCATTGTGGATTATTATCTCTCGTTAGCTACGGAGATTTAGCTTTTGCTTATCAAATGGATCCCCGTCCAGATAATCTTTCAGATGCCATTAATCAAATGGTCGAGGCTGGGTTCGATCCAGAAATTCTTAAAAGGATCGTATGATACCACAACCCGGACAACATATTAAATGTTTTTTGCGCAGCGGCAATATAGTAGAGGGTATCGTAGAAGAGTGGACCCAAGAGCAAGCTGTATTGAAAACTTTAGATCACCAAAGTTTAATGATTATTCACAGTCCAGCCCAGGATATACTACTAACCAAAGTATTGCTCCACACGGGAATCGCCACTCACTCGAGAGCGCAAGAAATAGCCGACAAAATTAGAGAAAAGGCAGCAGAGGAAGGTCAGCCTGAACCTGACGAACAATCTTTGGATGCAATGACCAAAGCACAATTACATATCGAGTTAGCTGAACAAGAACGTCGTGTGGTTGCCGAGAAGATGAAGGATCACTATCCTGATTCACAGGCACCTAGAAAGAAAACCTATGGATACCCCGGATTTTTCAAAAAGCCAAGCACTTCGTAATATTCCTAGCAAGAAGCTATCTGAAGCTATCACGGCTATTGAGAATAGTCAGGATACAGCCGATAACAAGTTTGTTAAGTTGACAGCAATTAATCGTTATGCGGAAAGCAACATTCCTATTGAATATTGGGGTCTCAAAATGGAGCGAGATTTCATAGGAGATCCTCGCCTTAAAATTAAATACGAAGAGTACATACAGGATCTAAAAGTTAGTTATAATAATGGTGTATCTATCCTCTTTGCTGGGGGACATGGTTTGGGTAAGACTATGACATCTACCTGTATTCTCAAGAAGGCTTGTCAAAAAGGATACACTTGTTTGTATACCAATTTGAGTGATATTGTGTCGGTACTAACCTCCGGTAGTGGAGAAGACAAATTCCTAGCTCGTCGCGAGTTAGTGTTGGTAGATTTCTTAGTGATCGATGAGTTTGACCCCCGCTTCATGCCTTCTGAGAACGCTGCCGATCTGTATGCTAGAAGTTTGGAAAGTGTCTTCAGAGCCCGTAGTCAAAACAAACTACCTACTTTGATGTGTACCAACAGTCCTAATGTTCTAGAGAGCTTCAAAGGTT